CTCCATCAAAATACATAAACATATTTCCGTCTAGCAGGAAATCCATTATAAGATTTCGTCTAAACGAATGAATATCTTGATAAGGGTTAGGCTGGACATTTAAAAGTGTCTCAACTGTTTTTCTCTTAACCCCACTTACTACTGGAAACCCAATTTTTTCTGTGCCGATTGCATAGTTAATTTCAGCTGTATCGTCTACAACCATATTTACTGCACGGTTAACAATTTCTAAGGCTTCATAGTAGAAAATATATGTGCGCTCTGGCTCTGTTGTGGAACTCTCAGGGTTTTCTTGAGCTATCCATCGTTGAGCCGGATTTAACTTTTCAACTAGCCAACTTCCTAGCTTCATACTTCTCCCTCTGAATCCGTACCCAATTCTTCTGCTTTTCAGCAGTAGTCAGAGCTGGATCTTTTCCATATACACTGTGGAGCTTCATATGATGTTCGTGGCACAGAGTTACTGTTTGGTTGTAGATTTTATCATCTTCTTCATGAATAAATTCGTCTCTGATGTTTAAGATGTCATCAACAACTTTAACTGTATACCCCTTGGTCTTACACCATTTATTAAACAATGGAGTCATCGTATAATAATGGTGAAAGTCAAGGTTATCTGTGGTCTCACAAATTTCACAATGAGATCCTTTTTTGTATCTGGCCTTTGCTCGGTCCCTAACATACTTGATAGGGTCGCGCAATAATGCTGTTCCAGACATTTTTTCTCCTTTTGTTATTTGCAATTATATTAGTTTGAGGATCGAAAGTCAAGGTGCAAATTGCGGATGGTACGGTAATATTTCGTTAACTGAAGAATCCCGCATTAATGTCTTGCGTTAGTTCTTCAATCATATCCGTATTACCAATCTTTTTTGCTATACCTGAAGTATCGGTGAGATAAGCTTCTGCATAATCTCCATTTTCTACATAATAAAATGCATTTGGCTCTAGAGTGACTGGGAGGCTTGTTACTTTAAAAAATCTTACGTATGCCATATTACCACTGCGTAGAAGACCAAACTTCGTATCTTTCGTTTAAAATAAAGCTTGGGTGTACTTCTCTTGGCGTTCCATCGTCCGCCTTAGGTCTTTCGTCAGCAAAGTACCAATCTACTTTGACTGTTCTAGCGTCTATTTGAGGCTGTAATACTATCATATTACACTCTCTTTAACTACTACCCTTAGAGGTGTCCCTTTAAAAACTCTATTGCCTACTTCGTAAGAATAATTAACGTAGTAGATTCCGAGAGCTAGAGTAGTCGTATTGTCTAGACTGAATAAGTAACCATTTGTTATTTCGTCTGCTGTATAATCTTGGATAGCTAGAGTAGCCACTGTAGCAGCCGTTTCTGGTGGAACTTCTCCACGTGTAGATCTCTTTAGTTCTACTGTTAGATTTTCTATTTGCGATTTAGATCCAGTAACAGTAGCAGGTAGGAGAAGACTCTCTCCTTGCATCAAAACGATCATTAAAAACCTCCTACGTTAGTTTTATAACTATAAAGCGCGTACCTAAGAGCGTCGGCCATGTGCGAAGCATCATTATGTAAGGGCTTTTCTCTTTGTAGTGCTCCATTTGGGTCCCACTGATATTGGTCGAATGCGTGGAGCACGTGGTGTAATTCTGGGTCGATAATAATTCTATTATTATCTGCTAGAGATGCGATGTACCCGATACCATCTAATACTGATTTCTTTGCATTAGTAGTAGGTATATCGTATTCTTGTGCAAAGTCATATCTTTGCTGCTGGTTTGCCGAGTCGATATAGATATAGTCTATGTTCCACTTATCTATGAGTCGTTTTATTTCTTTAGCGTGTCCAGAAGTAACTTCTTCATTATTTAGATACTCATCTAGTAAGTAGAAGTTTTCATCTTCCCACGAAAAGGCCACTACACACATCGCAGTGGGATCTCTAAATCCTAAGTCAAGTCCTGCGAACACATCACACTTTTTGAAGTTAAGATCAAAGGATCGTATGCACTCTTCCTGAATCTGCCAGATTTTACCTTCGAAGATAGAGAAGTCGGCTTCATATTCTTGGCGAAACTCTGCTTCACTCATAGAACGACGAGCTTCAGCTACGTCGCTTTCTGTCATTCTAGGATTATCTTTCCATGTGGCTTTTACTGAGAACCATTCTGGGAAATCATCCCTGAATCCTCTGTCAAATAGAGTTGAGAACCAATTATTCTTACCACGAGGAGTAGAGATAAATAGTGCTTTAGAATTAGGCTTATCTAGGGTAGGACGAAGCGCTACGTTGAACGCTTCCATACCATCCGTTAGTGCGGCCTCATCAAAAATAATAAGATCGTACGAGCGCCCGACGCAACTGTCGACTTGATTGACTGAACCAATTCTAATGGTCGAGCCATTAGATAACTCAATAACTTTGTCTTTAGCATTATCTTTAGTAACCTCTAGTCCAAACTTTTTTATAAGATTTCTCTGTAGATCGAATGAGATCTGCGATAGAGAGTAGTTTGGAGCCATAATAAGCACATGTGAGCCAGGTACTAAAGCTACTACCTGGCCCACAATATTTGCTATATAAGTTTTACCCTGACGTCTTGATAGAGCAGCACATCCAAAACGATACTTTGGATTATTAATACCATTTACCAGCGCTATCTGCGAAGGCAGTGGATCTACATCAAGCTCTTTTAAGTAATTTGCAATAGGAACCTTCATAAATGATTGAGGGTACTGCACAATTACATCTGTTGGAATATCTGCTCTACTTACTAACATTTAGTATTAACTTCCTTATTCTTCATCTGCTAACGGATTAGCTAATGTTTTTTGTATTCTTTCTTCAGTGTTTTGTTCGAGCTGTTTCATTCTGTTTTGATTTTCTCTATCAAAAGCTCTTAGCTCGTTCATTAACTCTCTATTTGCTTGAGTCATGGCTCTATCGTTTTCACGAGTTCTGCTATCCATAACATCTACGCTTCGCATAGCACTAGATACGCCACGCTGAACACTATCACTCATCATACCTAGCATTTCGCTATTACTTCTAGTTAAGCGCTCGGTATTTTCCATTCTTTGATTTAATACGCCTAACTCTGTATCATACTTACTTAGGTCTGGCGCAACATATTCTTGAATTTGTTGCTTCATATCCATATAGTCTTTGTATACTTCAAATCCGCCGTATAAAGTACCAATACCCGCAGAAAGTGCTGTAGCTATTGCGAACATCTTACCGCCAGTGAACTTTACGCCACCAATCTCTATAGAAGTACCTTCTTTTGTTTCTTCTACTTCATCACTCATACTGAGTACTCCAAATTCTTAAAAATCTTCTAGACTATACTGTGAGTCGATCATACTAGAGAATGTTTTACTATCTCTTGCATTTAAAGCTCTAAGAATTCTTAGGTTATCTACAACCTTTTGTTTTCTGTAAATTTTTCTATCTTTGTAAAAAGCAACATCTTTATATGCTAAGTTCAGATAATTGAAGTAACCAACAGGTACTACCTGTAGTGCATCCATTCTGACACCAGACTCAGCTAACTCTGTTAAACCTTTATCTTCTAGTTGTGGCTCCTTTACCTCCTCTCTACTTTCTTCCTCTTCTATAAATCTCGGCGCTAAGGTCATAGAGGCGAGTCCTCTTACACTAGTTGGATTTATATCATCTACTATTGCTGATGCGGGTACATCTTGCATAGGATTAAATTGAGTTAGAGTATCCTCAGGTGCATAAGTTTCTATATTACTTTCCATACTCTCTGAAGTGAAAGAACCTTTAGCAGGCCTAAAAAGTTCCAGAACTGAATCTAAACTTTTACTAGTTTCAGTTACTGCTAGTGCTGTATCTGACTCTTGTAGGGTTGATTTAGGTTGCTGTAGTATATTAGAGTCTAGAGAAGTTGTTGCTACGTTTTCAGTACTAGAAGCTGTTCCTTGCGAATAACTTGAAGTATCTGATGAGGTAGTAGATCCTTGTTGAGATATAGTAGCAAGATCAGAAGACCCTGCAATAGAAGTACGTAAAGTACTATTATTATTGCTACTACTCTCGGAGGACGATATGGAAGTCTGAGTACTACTAGAAGATCCGCTCGAAGTAGTGCTAGAAGTGAGTGCCATGCTAGCCTCTGCTGAAGCTGTGCCTGCTTCTATAGAATTTTGTATAGAAGATGATACTACCGAATCAGTTAGTGTAGCTAGAGCTTTTTGATTATTTCTAGCTATAGACTGTGCATCTATACTTGGTCCTGCTTTTTTATCACTACTTGCTACTACGGAAGGAGATA